GCTCATAACTTTATAGTTACAGGTGGATGCGGATTTATCGGTTCGCATTTGGTAGAGGCATTGGTCTTACACGGACAGAATGTTTTAGTAATCGATGATATGCGTAAAGGTGATTACAAGATAGACTGCAAGAATGTAGAGTATCTCCACCAAGATGTTGCCACTGCAATCCCGATAGGAAAATACGATGCAGTATTTCATTTAGCTGCAACACCCAGAATTCGTTATTCTCAAACAGACCCCTTTGGTACAATTACAAATAACATTAATTCAACTATGGTAGTTGCCGAGTATGCGAGAAGAGAAGGAATCCCCTTGTTTTTCGCTGCCTCTTCTAGTACCCAGTTTGTTCACCACCAATCAAACCCATACACGTTCTCCAAGACTGTCAGTGAGGAAATCTTACAACTATACCATGAACAATATGGTCTTGATTATCACATGATGTTTTTCTATAATGTGTATGGGCCAAGAGAGGCTGACTACGGTGAGTACAGTACCGTTGTTCGGGCATTTAAGAAATGCGTGGAAACCGGAAAACCGCTCAGGGTATTTGGTAGTGGTAATAAAACACGCGACTTCACACATATCCATGATGTTGTAGATGGTATGATGAAACTGTTGACCACAAAGAACAAACCAAGAGAAGTCCATTTTGGTTCTGGAAACCCTCACAGTATACTGGAGATTGCAAACGCATTTAATCACTCCAAGATACACGAGTTTGATAAGCCAGGCGAGGCAGAGGCGACAGAGTGTTTGAGACCTTATATCGAATCTCAGTATGACGTTATTCGATATATTGAGAATTGGAAGAATGATTTTGATGAAGAAAAGATTTTAAGAAATATAGATAACGAATTTAATAATGTGGATGAGAAGTATGCCAAAATTGATAGTAGACAATGATATGCAAAAGACCGAAACAGTAAGTGACCAATTCCTTATTACTAAGGAGTTTAAGAGTTCCTCCGATTTTTCCCAACATATAGAAAAGAAAGCCGTCAGTGGTGGAAACTATATTGATGTTCTCGTAGAGTATTGTACGAAGAATGGAATAGAAATCGAGAGTGTTAAGAAACTCCTTACTGCCTCCCTGAAAGAAAAAATCAAAGCAGAAGCAATAGACCTCAATTTGGTCAAAGGTGAGAAGTCCTGTAAGTTGCCACTGTGATGGAACCCTTTGAAGTTTACAAACTGTACCTTGCTATTAAACTTCACTTCACTACCAAGTCGTATGATGTAGTAAAGTACAAGGGGAAAGTCAGAGTCAAACAAGAAACCTTTCAGAAACGCAAAGACATGGTTTCCATAAAGAAGTTGGCTAGGGATTATAAACGCGAAGAGATTATTGATTTCTTAGTGGCTAATTTTGTCTCTGGTGAAAGATGGGGTGGAATGTTCGATGTAGGGGCATCCAAACGATACGAAGATTGGAAGATAAAAAAGACACAACGGGAATATCTTTTCAAGGGAGATGTTTCAAAGATACTACTGGAGATGGAGATACAGAAAGTTTCGCCTTTTTATGAAATAAATGGAAAACAGGGCTTGACTTTTCGTCTGTACTATGGTAGAATGATCAACATTGAGACTCTTGTTATATTAGATAAGATTTTCAATTTTGTAGGGGAGACTGACGATATTTTATTAGAAGATGTTGTACTACTAGTGAAGAAGTATCGTCCGTTTCTAAGAGTGACTGACACTATGCGTGAAGTCGCAAAACAGCTTGCTCAACCTGTATAAATAGGAGTGTACATTATGATGAGTGAGTCAAATATTTCCAACGATAGAGATAGACGTATTAGGAGAGTTCCTAGTGATAATAAAACTAGACTTGACAAATACAAACATCTTATCTATGATGAGGAGGTATATGAGTCTGATGAATTCATGGATGATTTAGACAAAAAAAGTAAAATACAACGCAAACAGAAACCAAACTAACGGGGATGCTCCCCAACACAATGCATACTACGGAGAACAAATAATATGTCATTTAATTCAATAGAAGATCTACGCAAGTCGCGTGGCAACATGGACACTCTCATGTCTCAAGTCGAGAAGATGTCTGCTACCAATACTCAGTCGAAAGACGATGGTAACGAATGGAAACCAACGGTTGACCAAGCTGGCAATGGGTACGCTGTAATCCGATTCCTGCCTCCAGCAAAAGGTGAAGAAATTTACTGGGCAAGACTCTGGACACATGGATTCCAAGGGCCAACGGGTAAGTGGTATATCGAAAACTCTCTTACAACACTACAACAACAAGACCCTGTTTCTGAATTGAACAGTGAATTGTGGAATAGTGGTGTTGAGTCTAATAAGGATGTTGCTCGTAAACAAAAACGCCGACAGTCTTTCTATTCCAACATTGTTGTTGTGAAAGATCCTTCCAACCCTGCGAACGAAGGTAATGTTTATCTTTATCGTTATGGTAAGAAAATCTTTGATAAGATTCAAGACTTATTGAAACCCGAATTTGAAGACGAGACTCCAGTAAATCCTTTTGATTTCTGGGAAGGTCGTAACTTTAAACTGAAGATTCGCCAAGTTGAAGGATTCCGAAACTATGACAAGTCAGAGTTCGAGCAAAACGCATCGCCAGTCGCTGCTGATGATGCGATAGAAGCATTGTGGGCAAATCAAAACTCTCTCCAAGAGATTGTTGACCCTGCCAACTTCAAGTCTTATGATGAACTCAAGACTAAGTTGAACATGGTTCTTCATGGTGCAAGTCGCGTCCCACCCACTATTGCCTCTCAAACAGGTGATATTGAGGATGACATATTTGCACAGAAGACAGTCATGCCGACTGCTGAAACATCTGTAGTATCGAATGTTTTAGATAGTGGTAAGACTGATGATGATGATGCAATGTCCTACTTTGCGAAACTCGCTGACGATAGTTAATATCTAGTGGTGTAATGCTATTGGGGGGCGTCCATAAATATAGGGCGTCCCCTTTTTTATGTGGTAAATTATGGATGTAATTATATTCGGCGGCCAGTTAGAAGACATCGCTGGGTCAATAGATAAGAAATTCGATTCTAAGAACATATCAATTAGACGGTCTTCTGGCGGGCATAAGATTGCCACGTTTCTGCGGCAGAATGGATATGAAGTCGATGTAGTAGATTATGTCCATCGATGGACAATAGAACAACTCAAAGAGTATCTTGAACCAAGGGCAAAGACATGTAAGTTTTTTGGTTTTGGTTCAACATTCTTTTTAGACAGTCCCATTGTTATGGAACTGATTGCGTGGTTGAAAAAAGAATACCCACACATACCACTTGTAGCTGGCAGTCAAAATGATAGTATGCGTAGTCTCAATGTAGATTGGTATATCTATGGTTACGGCGAATATGCCATATTGGAATTGTTGAAACACTTTGAGGGTGGGCCAGAACCTACTCACATACTCAATACAATAAATGCATACACCAAGTACAAGTCTTATCCCAAAGATGATTTAACAGTAACTTACCAAGAGAATGATTTCATACAACCCAGAGAAATAACTTTGATAGAGTTTGCTCGTGGATGTAAGTTCAAATGCAAGTTTTGTAGTTTTCCTATTCTGGGGGTGAAGGGTGATTACTCAAGAACCGCGCAGAGTGTTTATGATGAGATGTCAGAGAACTATGACAAGTGGGGCACTGAACATTATATTGTGTTGGACGAAACCTTCAATGATAGCAGTGAGAAGATTCAGAAGTTTGCTGATGTCATAGAGAAACTTCCCTTCCAACCAAAGATGACTGCCTATATCAGAGGAGATTTGATTGCCTCTAAACCAAGGGATTGGGACAACCTAATACGAATGGGAATTACTTCTCATTTTTATGGCATAGAAAGTTTTAATCACAAGGCCGCTAAATCTGTAGGTAAGGGAATGCAGACGGGTAGAATACAAGATGGTCTCTTAGAGGTCAAGGAGTACTTCCAGAAGAATGCCGGTTTCTACAAAGGTCACATGTCATTAATCGCTGGTCTACCATACGAGACTATCGACAGTCTACGAGAAACAACGAGATGGTGCAGTGAGTATTGGAGTGACCAAAGTTATCACATGAACGTGTTGATGATAAAGTTATTGGGTACAGCGCCTACGCTGAATCACAGTTCAGAATTTGATATGAATTGGAAGGATTACGGGTACAGAGAGGGGACATTCCCTAATCAGGATATAAACTGGGATAAGAGTCCTAATCCCTACTACAAGTGGTTGTACGACTACTTGGCGAGTTGTGGCGACTACATTCAGTGGGAGAACGACTACGCCACGATGTTTGATTGTTTCAAGTTCTGTGTAGAAGAATTCAGTCAGGCGAAACTAAAAAACATCATTGACCCATTCATGTATGATAAGTTTTTCATTGACCCCAGTGTACAATGGAATGATTTTATGGACAAGGAAGATATGCAACGCCGAGAGAGTTTTATACTAGACCACGCTGACAGTTACATCCAAAAGAAACTTAAGCATTCATAACACCTCTAAGTCGTTCGTCAGTCATGTGGTTGCTGGTATCCTTGTACACGGCAATAATTTGCGCGTCAGGTTTTACTACTGCACCACCGCCACCAGTTCCACCAGTTCCATTCCCACCGTTTGCCGCAAACTGGGCGTTCTGTTGTTCCATTTCACTTTGCGCGGTTGCCGCGTTAGTCTGTGCCCCAGCGATTGTTACCGCAGATTTTGTGTTTGGCGCAGGCGTTATCTCTGGTGAAGCAACACTACTGCCACTAAGTTGCGGTGACATTTTCGATGTTCCATCTTCATTGTGAGTCGCGCCGTGTTCATCATCCCACGATTTCTGATTGGATGCCAGTTCATTTTTTCGTGTTTCTGCACCAAATGTAAACGTACCGGCCTCTGTTGGTCTTGCATCTACTGTACCATCATCACCGGACATACCATCTATTAATCTTTGTATTGCCTCGGCCGCATAGTCTTTAATTTGCCCGTAGTTAGCAAGATATCCAGATGTCTCTTGGTTTTTCAAATCGATATCATGCGGAAGTCTTTCATCCTTATCTTTGGCGTCAGGGTTACCGTAAATATCATTGTACATATCTCTGGCCAAGAGGCCAATGTCAAGTGGCATGCCTGCAACAGATGGCAGGAATATTCCAGCACCCTCTGCCATCGCGCCCTTCATATCACCATCAAGCAGTCTTTTTATTGACATGCCTGCCCCTGCGAGAGCGCCCACGGCAGGCACCATCTTTGCTCCGAAAGTTGCAAGTCCTTTAACTGCAGCTTTGGCCAGTCTTGCTGCTGGGATTTTTTTAATCACATCTCCCGCCACCTTTAACTTTGGAATGTTAGCCAGTGCGGCCGCTTCCTTATTTACCTTAAACCGCATATCGGGCCTTCCACCCTTCGTCAATGGCCCAGCTGGCGGTTTTGGGGCCTTGGGTGTGCCGCTGCCATCCAGAAGGGAAGCAACCCCCTTAACGGCCGCAGCAGTCCCCTTAACGGCCGCAGGAGTTGCTTTAGCGGCGTTTACTAACCCCTTCCCACCAGCAACGGCTGCCTTTACCACGAATTTTGTTCCCCCGCCGGCTATGTTAGTGACCAACTTGGCGCTCATTACTGCGAGTCGCGTCTTCATGCTGTCTTCTACATCGTCCAACTTTTTCTCTACGGCCTCATCCAACCCATCAAATGCCTCACCTGTCTTACCACCACTGAAATCCAACCCCATCGCCATCAGACCAGCAATGCCTCCGATACCGGCGGCCATTTTGCCCTTACCCGCCATAGTCGTTTGGCCACCCTTAACTTCTTGTTGCGGGGGTTTAACTGTTTCCACCTTCTCCGCCTTTGAAACCAGTGCAGTCGTATTGATCACAGTGGCAAGCGTATTCTTTTTGATATCCTCCAAGACATCTATAATATCTTTGTTGTTACCAAGGTTCTCCGGCAACGAAGAAACTGCGCCGCCAGCGGTCACTGGGGTAGTAGCGCCTTGGCCGGCAGCTACTCCATTCCCAGTTGGGAATTGTCTCACGTTATCATTGCTACCAATAGAATTAGATTGTCTCTGTTGTGGGCTACTCGACATTGCCGAAGCAATGCCATATCCGGCAGCGGCCTTGCCAACAGTTCCCGCAGCTCGCAATCCGCTTTTCGCCACACCAGCCCCTGCTCTGAGTGCCATGGCTCCTACTCTACCCATTCCCATTAGTAGTGGTAACATTTCTTTATCCCCATTTGTTTTGTTTCATGCTGTCCGCTTTCTTTTTTAGATGTTGGACTAACATTGCAATATATACTTGCCTTTCCCACGGAATCCAACTCTCTATTTCTGATAAACTGTATTTATGTTCTTGCATCAATAAAAAGTTGGTCTTGAAGTAATTCTCTAAGTTCTCGTGAAAAAGGCTTATACGAAAAAATCGTAGTACCCATTTAAGTACGCTGTGTTTTCCTTTTCACAACTTGCACATTTGTATTCAATAGTATTTTCTATCACTGGCATCGTTTCAAAAAAGTTCTTTATGTGAACAAATTGTTCCGATGTAAGGTTGTTGACGAACTCTTCCCTCTCTTCAGGGTTTAACGCATCCTCATCAAGAATAACATCACCGTAATAAATCTTTTCTATACACTTTTCTGCGACCCTGTAAATATCATTTTCTGTCTCAGACTTACCAAGTTCTGCAAGTTCAGTCGCAGTTGGGTATCGCATTTCCAATGATATATCTTCCGCGATACTAAATTCTTTTGAATGACCCTCGGTCTTGTTCAGTTTAAAAGCATCCAGACTGAGGTCAACATCCATTGATTTCTCACAGTGGCCGCAGACTAGTCTTATATTCACGGTGTCTGATATTGAAACTTT